TATGTGAAAGAAATGGACCCAAAGCTGTGGGAAAAAGCACGCGAGTATGCTGCTGATTTTACCAAGATCCATGGTGTTACTATTGAACTTGTAGATAATGATGAGGATGAGAATGACACAGACAACACAAAGCGTGCGTCCGACTGATATATCGGTTTTAGATCACGGACATGTTCAGTTGATTGATTGGATGGGTTCGGATCTTAGTATTGTCAATGCTGCAAGAGTCTCCTTCAACAAGGAAAGTTCTTGGGAATATGCTGACAGTCATGTTCCATCCCAATCTCTCTCTGAGCGAGATGGAAAACTCATCAAGTATCTTGCAAAACACAATCACTTTACTCCATTCTGTCATGCTACAATATCTATTCGTGTAAAGTGCCCGATCTTTGTTCGTGCACAACTTGGCAAGCATCAAATTGGCCTGACTATGAATGAAGTCAGCCGTAGGTATGTAACATTTGATCCCGAAGTCTATATTCCTCTTTGGAGATCTGCACCAACTAATGGTGCAAAGCAGGGAAGCAGCGGAAGAATTGAAGATATGGATCTCTGCATTCGCATGAGACAGGAATACGACTCAGTTGCAAAAGATTGTGTAAAACTTTATAATGATCTTCTTGCAGATGGAGTTGCACCCGAACAAGCTCGTTCTATATTGCCACAAGGCACTTATACTGAATTTGTTTGGACTGGTTCACTATATGCATTTGCTCGTATTTATAATCTAAGAATAGATGCTCACGCACAATGGGAAATTCAAGAATATGCAAAAGCAATTGACAAAATAATTGCTCCACTTTTCCCAGTTTCGTGGCAAACTCTAACAACTAAATAAAGACACCAATAAAGAAAGGCCCATTATGGCAGAAATTTTATCACCATTTCAATCGTTTATTTTCATCTCGCGTTATTCACGATGGCTTCCATCAGAAAATCGTAGAGAAACATGGGATGAATGTGTCGATAGATGGTGGAATTATTTCACAGACAAAGTTCCTGCTCTTGCAGAACGACCAGACATCAAGAAGGCAATTGTAAATCTTGAAGTTCTTCCTTCAATGAGAAGTCTAATGACTGCTGGGCCTGCACTTGATCACGACAACACTTGTTTGTATAATTGCTCATATTTGCCAATTGATTCTGTTGAGTCATTTGCAGAACTGTTCGTTGTTCTAATGAACGGAACAGGTGTTGGTTACAGTGTTGAGCGACAATACACTGATAAACTTCCAACTGTCGCTAATAAGATAGAAAAGGATTTTAATGTTGTTGTCAAAGTTGAAGACTCTAAAGAGGGTTGGGGAAATGCTCTTAAAGAAATTTTACGACATCTGTATTCGGGTCGTCACGTTAAATGGGATGTGTCCGGGATCAGACCCGCTGGAGCTAGACTTAAGACTTTTGGCGGTCGCGCTAGTGGGCCTGCTCCTCTTGATAATCTCTTTAAGTTAATCGTAAAGGTTTTCTATAGCGCACAGGGTCGCAAGTTGACTGCTCTTGAGTGCCACGATGTCTGCTGTTCCATTGCAAACGCTGTTATCGTAGGTGGTGTTCGTCGTTCTGCTATGATTTCACTCAGCGATCTTTCTGATCGTGAAATGGCTCTATGCAAGAGCGGAGCATGGTGGGAGCAAGCAGGCTTCCGTTCTTACGCCAATAACTCTGCAGTTTATCGTGGTCGCCCACCAATGGGTCAGTTCCTTGAGGAATGGACTTCGCTATACAACAGCCATAGCGGTGAACGTGGAATGATCAATCGTAAGGCTTTGCAAGAACAAGCAGCCAAATGGGGCCGTGATGTTGATGCTGAATACGGAACAAACCCCTGCTCAGAGATCATTTTGAAGCCATTTGAGTTCTGCAATCTTTCAACTGTTGTTGTTCGTACCGAAGATACAGCAGCAACCTTGAAAAAGAAGATTGAGATGGCCACAATCATTGGTACTGTTCAATCTACATTTACTAAGTTCCCATATCTTCGTCCTGAGTGGAAGAAGAACTGTGAGGATGAAAGACTTCTCGGTGTCAGCATGACTGGTATCTATGACAACAAATTAACCAGTGGTCTTGAAGGCAAGCCAAAACTCATTCGTTTGCTTGAAAGCCTTCGTGATCATGCAACTGCAACCAATCTGCAATGGGCAGAAAAGTTGGGAATCAATCCAAGCAAGTCCATCACTTGCGTCAAGCCAGAGGGAACTACTTCATGCTTGGTAGATTCTGCATCAGGTCTTCACCCAAGATACGCAGATTATTATTATCGCAGAGTTCGTATTGACAAGAAGGATCCAATCTATCAACTCATGAAAGATCAAGGAGTTCCTTGTGAGGACGATGTAATCAATCCAAACAACACTGCTGTCTTTACATTTGCAATGAAGGCTCCACGTGGCACAGTAACTACTGAAGATCTCCGTGCACTTGATCACTTGGATCTTTGGAAGACATACCAAGAACATTATTGCCAACACAAGCCATCTGTAACTGTAAATTACCGTGACAGTGAGTTCCTTGAAGTTGGACAATGGTTGTGGGAGAACTTTGATGTTGCAACCGGAATTTCTTTCCTACCCGGTGGCGACAATCACACATATGCTCAGGCTCCTTTTGAGCAAATTGATTCTGCTGCATACAATGAACATCCAAAGATTAAAGTGAACTTTAAGGAACTTTCAAAGTATGAGTCACAAGACAACACAGAAGCAGCAAAGGAATTTGCATGCTCCGCAGGAGGCTGTCAGATAGTGTAAAAACACAATCCTCTGTAGCTCAGTAGGTAGAGCGGGAAGCTGTTAACTTCCATGTCACTGGTTCGATTCCAGTCGGAGGAGTTCAATTCGTTAGGATGACAAATATGATTAATTATGTTGACGTAATTTATGGATTGGCTTGGGGGGATGAAGGCAAGGGAAAGATCTCAAACCTCATTGCCAAAGACTATGACTATGTTTGCCGATGGAACGGTGGTCCAAATGCAGGACACACTGTTTACATCAATGGGCAAAAATACAAGACACATAGTGTTCCTTGTGGTATTTTTCAAAATAAGAAGTCAATAATTGGACCTGGTTGTGTTCTTCACATCAACAAATTTTTTGATGAGTTGTCTTACTTGGCTCAAAGTGGTTTCGACATTTCTTTGGTCAAGGTTCACCCAAATGCACACATCATTACAGATGAACATATTCAGAGAGATCTTGATGGATTAAAAGCAAAGTTGGGAACAACTGGTCAAGGAATTGGTCCTTGCTACTCTGATAAAATGCTTCGTTGTGGTGTGCAAGCCAAAAAAGTAATGGATAAGAAATGGCTTTGGGATGGTCAACTAAGTGGAAACGTATTGTGTGAAGGTGCACAGAGTGTTTGGCTAGACATTGATCACGGTGATTATCCATTTGTCACAAGCAGCAACACTATGCCTTATGCAGCATGTTCATTGGGATTCTCACCAAAGAAAATCAGAAATCTCATTGGAGTAGCAAAAATTTATGATACAAAGAGTGGTGTTGATCCATTGTTCCCAGAAAGTCTTTGGGAAAATGAAACATTAAATACGATCATTGAACTTGGTCAAGAATTTGGGTCAACAACCGGAAGAAAACGTCTTGTGAATTGGTTGAATTTGGATAAACTTATTGATTCAATCAAATTGTCTGGTTGTGATAATCTAATCATTAACAAGTGTGATGTATTAGAAAAAGTAAACAAATATAAACTATACTATAATAATAAATTAATTGAATTCAAAACTTTAGATGAGATGAAAGAATTCATAAAGGATGCTTTAATTGATTTTAATTTAAGTATCGCATTCTCAGGACATAAAGAACATCTGAATAAATAAAAAAATTCTCCTGAAAGGGAGAATTTTTGTTATAAATATTTTTGCCGGGGGATGTTGGAAACCTCGTTCTCTTTTGGATATTCGAAGTAGATTCAACCGAGAACCAAGGACCACATCCTCCGAGCGAGGTATAAATATCTATGTTCTATATGCTCGTAGGTGTTGACTACTCAATAACATGCCCGTGTCTATGTCTTTTCGATGAGCGTAAAGAATTTAAATTTTCAAACTGTTTTTTCTATTATCTGACAAATACCAAAAAATTTGCAGATAAAATTTTACCAAACATAACTGGTGAAAGTTTTCAGGAATATGTGGCGGATGTTGATCGTTTCGACAGCATATCCGATTGGGCATCAAATTTATGCATAGGGGCTGCAGATGTGGCCATAGAGGGATATTCATACGGTTCAAAGGGCAAAATTTTTAATCTTGCTGAGAATATGGGTATCTTTAAGCATAAGCTCTATAAGGCCGGGGTTCCGGTGACCATCATAGAGCCGTCCAAGGCAAAGAAACTCGCCACAGGCAAAGGTAACGCTGATAAAGCGGCAATGTACAAAGCCTTCTGTGAAGAGACAAATACAGATTTGGTCTTTACTTTTAACCAAAAATCTTTGACAAATCCGGTAACGGACATCGTTGACAGTTATTATATTTTAAAATCTTTGGTGGCTAGCAAAAATTAACGAACAATTCTGCCAGCATGTTGACCAGAATTATCCAAACGGTCATGGAATCTTTTTGGAACATTTCCGCTATTTTTGATTCTGTCGATAACTTCTTTCCAAGCACTGCCATTTACTTTGGCAGGAGTTAAAGTCATATCCATCCCAATAGAATTTCTTTGGTCAGACCAATCTTTCTTTACTTTCTTTTTGCCACATGATGGACACTTTTGTTTTAACGGAATGTCTGATTCACTCATTTTTAAAAAAGTTTCAAATTTATGATCACATCCATCACATTTAAACGAATAATTGGGCATATTATTTCTTTCTAAAAGTAATTAGCATGTGATCAAACAAGAATCCATAAGAAGGCTCTTTTGGTTTATTTTTAATATTCATTTTTGCTTCTTTGGGTGTTCTATTTCCCTTGGATAGATTACAATCTTTGCAAGCAGCAACCATATTGACCCATGTGGAACCTCCACCCTTTGATCTTGGGATTACATGGTCAATTGTGGCTGTCTTATCACATAAATCTATACCACAATATTGACAGACATAATTATCTCTTTTGAAGATATTTTTTCTGTTGGCAACAACTCTTTTGAATGGTAGTTTTACATAGTATTTTAAAATCAAAACTTTTGGAATTTTGACAATTTTTGATACAGAAACTACTTCATAATACTCTGGAGAAGTTTCATCCACCCAGACTTTATCCCGAGACATCAATTTAAAAGCTTTTCCAACGGTAATAATATTAAGTGGTGTATTGTCTTGGTTGAGCAAGAGAACCTGCTTATTCATACCTTTTAAGTATTTATGAAAATCTAAATATTTTACAGCCATGGATAATAAACAAAATAGACAATTTTATTGGGAAGTCAAGGATTTCATGAACAAAAATCCAAACACAGAAGCTCCAATCACAAAGAAGCCCAGTGTTGTAAACAGTGTAAAAACCATTTTAGAACAAAATAATGTATACAAGCAAAATTCGTTTAATGCAAAGTCTAACACAGTAAACACTGTCAGTCAAGTTATAAAAACTGTTTCATCGGCAGAAAAAGGCTATGATCCTTCTTGTGTTGCTTATACAAAGAATCAAGATGTCAATGGATTCAAATTAATCAAAGAAGGAATTTTTGATGATATCTATAGTTCTGTTAGTTCTTTTTTTGGTGGATCAAACAAGAAGACACCAGAACAATTGTCTCGCCAAAGAGCAAGACAAAATAGAATTCAAGGTGCTGCTAAATTAACTCCCGATCAGTTTAATCTTGAAAGAGATGCAACTGGAATGAAGATGTCATCTAAAG